ACTCTGTGTCAAACTGACACCTAGCCCAAGCCCATTCACTGGCGTGTATGTCTTTGGGTTCTACTCCCACATCTTGATATATTTTGAACCATAATGGCAGTGTGCCTCTTTTGACCCACCATACTTGACCACCCACTGTTTTGATCATGTCAGCTTCATTCACAAAACGCACATCTGGAATCACCCAGTTAGTTTGAGGATTATCCATAATTTTCTTTTTGGCCAAACTGACCCATATACCATCGTAGAATCCATTGCGCATGCATTCTGTGCCAAATTTTTGCAGAGCCAATCTAGGAGTTACTGTGCTGCCCACTTCTTTGCTCCAATATGCATCTGGCTGTTCACGCCATACTCTACTCTCATCTGTTTTGCCATCCAGCAACTGTCTATCCCATTCAAACATCTGGGCCACAGCGTCTTTGAGCTTGTCAGCAAAAGACATTTTTTGAAAATTGTGTTGTTCAACCAGATAGTCAGCAATGGTATCTTTGCCACTGCCTATCAATCCGCAAATTCCGATGATCATAATAAAGTACTATTGTACTTTAAATTTAACCAATTGTCAATGAAATATTAACCTATTGTGAAATGATAGCCCACACCGCCAGCCATTTGAGTGGCCAATTCTGCATCCAATCTGTCCATTTCAGCTTGAGCTTCAGTTTTGAGACTGTCACCGTTCAGTGTGGTTCCTCCCTGTGGACCTGCCACAGTGTTGAATTTGGATCTGGCTTCGCCCAGCATGTATTTGCAATTGGCCAAGGTATAACTTTTGATCCATTCTCTAGCTTTGTAGTCCTGCAACAATTGACTTTCAGGTCTGAAATTATAAGCGTGCAACAGCAATGTTTCGTTGGCTCTGGGTCTCTGCAACAGTGTCAATACTTTAGTGGTTGGATTCCATTTGAATTCAATAAAACTTCCAAACATTCTGCCCACCAATTCTTGATATTGTGAAAACATGTTGTAGGTGGCAATTCCGCCAAGATTGGTGCTGGACAATAGATAGGTATTGGTGTAGGCTAGATTGAAAGGTTCAAACAATGTGCCACCATCTCCACCACCAGAACGTGATCCCACTGATCTTCTGAACAACTGTCTCACTTCCATGATTTCATTGGCCAGTGTGTAACTATTCTGGTCCAATACTGTGTTTAAAAATATGTAACTTTCTTCCACTGAATTGTCGGATCTTTGACGGTATCTGCCCAAGGTTCTAGTGAGTGCAGTTTCATAATGACTGGGGTCTAATTCCACTTCAACCATGCCACCGCCCAGCATGTTTTTGACGAAATCATATATCTCTTGACGTTGTGTTTGCAGATCGCTCATTGTGTATCCTATAACATATTTATCAATGGAGGATGCATGAATAAATATACGCATGCCAAGATTGAGTTTGTATAAGCCAGAAAAGGGTCAAGATTACACATTTTTAGACCAGACCATAGCAGAAATGTTCACTGTGGGCGGTACCGATGTGTTTGTACACAAATACCTTGGACCTGTAAATCCTGAAGAAGAAGATGCCACAGCCACTCAACCAAGATACAATGCTGTGAAAGAAACCAACATTCAAGACCTATTATTTTTAGAAAATAGAGATAGAAAATATGATCCCAATATCTATCAAATCAGAGGTATCTACAATGTGAATGACATTGACTTTGACATGAGTCAATTTGGATTATTTCTACAAAATGACACCATATTTCTCACAGTACACATCAACAGTTCTGTAAAAACCATTGGTAGAAAGTTAATGTCAGGAGACGTGATAGAATTGCCTCATCTCAAAGACCAATACGCATTGAATGATTATCAGGTTGCGTTGAAAAGATTTTATGTGATACAGGACATTAATAGAGCAGCAGAAGGATTTTCACCCACTTGGTATCCGCATCTTTATAGACTTAAACTCAAACAAATAGTGGACAGTCAAGAATTTAAAGAGATACTGGATTTGCCAGCAGAAGAAGGCAGCACCAACACACTGCGAGATGTGCTCAGCACCTATGAAAAAGAAATGCAGATCAATGCAGCAGTGGTGGCACAAGCAGAAGCAGACACAGCCAAAAGTGGCTACAACACCAAACATCTATACACACTGCAGGTAGACGATCAGGGAAAACCAGAACTGGTGACCACAGATATTAACACATTGGATGCCAGCACTGCCAATGAAATGGCAGATAGAATCAATCAAACTCCAGATAGAAATGGTTATGATGGTTATCTGTTAGGTGATGGTTTTGCTCCCAATGGCGAAGTGTTCGGTCACGGCATAGGATTTCCTTTGGGTTCTGCCAAAGGAGATTATTTTTTAAGAACAGATTTCTTGCCCAATAGACTGTTTAGATATGACGGATCTCGTTGGGTAAAAATGGAAGATGCAGTGCGCATGACCTTGACCAATACCAACAATAGAAATACTCAAAAAACAGGATTTATAAACAACACAAATACTACCACAGTAGCAGGTCAAACCATAGAACAGAGACAAAGTCTTTCTCAAGCACTTAAACCCAAAGCGGACAATTAAACATGCAATTTTTTTACGACGGTCAAATACGCAGATACATCACTCAAATTGTGAGATTAATGAGCAATTTTGCATACAAAGATGGCAAAGGCAATTTGACCACTATACCTGTGATGTATGGTGATTTGACCAGACAAGTGGCAAATATAATTAGAGATAACAGTGAAAACAAAATACCCAGCGCTCCACGAATGGCAGTTTATGTAACCACACTGGATATGGATCGCACACGTACTGCTGACGCTTCATATGTAAGTAAATTGCATGTGAGAGAAAGAGCTTTTGATTCCAACAACAAAGAATATTTAAATATACAAGGTGCAAATTACACCGTGGAAAGATTGATGCCTACCCCCTACACATTAGGAGTAAATGTTGACATATGGTCCACCAACACAGATCAAAAATTACAGATTTTAGAACAAGTTTTAATGTTGTTCAATCCCAGTTTGGAACTGCAAACCACAGATAATTTTGTGGACTGGACCAGTTTAACTGTGTTAGATCTTAATGGAATAACTTTTAGTTCTAGAGGAATTCCCACAGGTACAGAGAGCGAGATAGACATTGCTACACTGCAATTTACCACTCCTATTTTTATAAGTCCTCCAACTAAAGTAAAAAAATTAGGAGTAATTACAAAAATTGTCACTAGCATATTCAATGAAGAATCAGGAGAAATTGATTTAGGAACCAGCATGCCTGAGCTTAAAGCCTATGAAGATGCAGTTGCCAATAATGCCAAAGCAGATATTAATACCACTGCTGATGGCAAAGTCAATATAAGCAAAACTGTTAGAAAAGATGCAGATGCAGTGTCATTAACTACTGGATCAGGTTATGACATAGTGGTGTTGAACAGCACAGTGCAAATAGTGGACAAAGGAATACTTGGTCAAACCAATTGGAAAAAAGTGTTGGATGCGCATCCAGGGGTGTATCAAGCAGGCATTAGCAGAATACTTTTAGATCGACAAGACATATCCAATACTGTGTCCGGAACATTTGCCGTGAACAGTTTGAATGAAAATCAACTGATTGTAAATTGGGATCAAGACACAATACCAACCAACACACTATTCAGTGGAGTAACTACAAGAGGCACTGTGGATTATATTGTGGATCCATCAACATTCAATCCCACATCAATCAAAGTCACTGGACTTAGACTATTAATTTTAAATGACATAGGAGCAGCCAATCAAGTGGATGGAGCAGATGCTTGGAAGTCCACCGGCGGTGCAGATTTAGTGGCACAGACCAATGACATAATAGAATGGAATGGCACTCAATGGAACATATTGTTTGATGCCAGCTCTAATGCCAATTCTGAAGATTCAACGGTGGACTTTAAATATGTTACCAATCTCAACACAGGTGTGCAGTACAAATGGAACGGTGCCACTTGGCTGTTGAGTTTTGAAGGCGAATATCGCAAAGGAACCTGGAACCTAAGTCTATAGCATAATTATTAACATGAGCATGAAGAAAATAATTGGCTGCGGAGCCTTGTTCTATAATCTCCAAACCAAAAGATTCTTATTTCTGCACAGAACACAGAGCAAACAATCCAATGTGTGGGGGTTAGTGGGCGGCACTAATATCGAGAGTGAAACACCATGGGAATCTCTCAAAAGAGAAATCAGCGAGGAAGTGGGTTCAGTGGATATTGTAAAAACTATACCTTTGGAAACTTTTGTGAGCAATGATGAAAATTTTTTATATCACACTTATTTGTGTGTGGTCAAACAAGAATTTTTACCCCAATTGAATGAGGAACATGATGGATATGCTTGGGTGCAGTTTGGCAAATGGCCCAAACCTCTGCATCAAGGATTGAGAAACACACTGCAGAATCGCACCAATCAAATCAAACTGGAAACAGTTTTCAAGATGTTAAAATTTCTATAATGATCAAAATAATTGGTGACATAATGCTGGATCGTTGGATCATGGGCACTGCTGATCGCATGTCGCCTGAAGCACCCATTCCTATTTTATTAGAACAAAATCAAAAAGTTTCTCCAGGTGGTGCTGCCAATTTGGCGTTGAATGTGTCTGCCATTTACAATGATGTGCAATTGTATGGAGCAGTGGGCAAAGACACAGATGGATATGGGTTGGTAAATTTATTAAAAAACAGCAATGTATTTTTATCCATAGCAGAAGATGCTCCTATTACCACAACAAAAATAAGATTGGTTGAACAAAGAGGCCAACACATATTGCGTTGGGATAGAGAAAAACAATACACCAAGGACAGTTGTTTATCACAATTGTTATTTTCTCTCACAGAAAAAAGCATGGTGTTAGTGAGTGATTATGCCAAAGGAGTTATTAAATCGCACACCGTAAAAAGTATTTTAGAAAAAACTCAATGGGTGTTGGTAGATCCCAAACAAAGTGCTGACTATTATGATGGAGCATTTTTAGTAAAACCCAACATGAAAGAATATGAATCTTGGAATGGTGTGTTTGATTCGGATTCAGCTGTGAAATTTGCTCACTCACACAACTGGCAATGGCTGGTGATCACAGATGGAGCCAAAGGTATACACATCGTTTCCAAAGAAGGTGTATACTCACACGTGAAAGAACCTGTGAGAGAAGTGGCAGATGTGACCGGAGCGGGAGACACTGTGTTGGCAGTGATAGCCTATGGCATTAAACAAGGCATGACTGTGCCACGTGCTTGTGAATTGGCATGTTATGCAGCAGCAAGAAATGTAGAAAAATTTGGCGTAGCACCTGTCACCAAAGAAGATCTAAACAAAGGAGTGGTATGGACCAATGGAGTTTTTGATATACTGCACACAGGTCATTTGGAACTGTTGAAGTTTGCTAGGAATCAAGGCAAAAAATTAATAGTGGGCATCAATGATGATGCCAGTGTGCGTAGATTAAAAGGTGAAGGCAGACCAGTAAATGATATTAATATTAGAAAACGTCAATTGGAAATGTTGCCTTGGGTGGATGAAGTGATCATATTTTCCGAAGATACTCCACAAACAGCCATAGAAGAACATAAACCAGACATCATCGTCAAAGGTGGAGACTACACAGTGGCCACCACAGTGGGCAATGAATTGGCACAAGTGATTATATTTCCCACAGTGGAAGGATTTTCCACCACAAAAATCATAGATAGATTACAATCATGAAAATATTAATCACAGGACACAAGGGATTTATCGGTCAAAATCTGTTCAAACATTTGACGCATAAAGGGCACACAGTGGAAGGATATGATTATATTGCCAATGTGTTTCCAGATGTATCCAAGTATGATCAAGTGATACACTTGGGTGCTATCAGCAGCACCACTGAAACTGATGTGGAAAAATTAATGCTAATGAACTATGATTTCAGCACAAAACTTTTACAAGCATGTGAAGAGTCAGGAGTTAATTTTCAATATGCCAGTTCTGCCAGTGTGTATGGTAATAACGAAAACTTTAAGGAAAATTCCGCCAAGTCACCTCAAAGTGCTTATGCTTGGAGCAAGTTTTTATTTGATAGAACAGTTCAATCCAAAACATATAAAATCACAGTGCAAGGTTTTAGATATTTCAATGTGTATGGAGCACATGAAGAACACAAAGGTAACCAAGCATCTCCCATTTCAAAATTTATTCAACAAGCTCAACAAACAGGAGTAATTAAACTTTTCGAAAACAGTGAAAACTATCAAAGAGATTTTGTGTGTGTCACAGATGTGTGTGAAATACATCAACAAATGCTTACCAAAAATATCAGTGGTATTTTTAATGTGGGCACAGGAATGCCTGTGAGTTTTGCTGCTGTGGCAGAATTAATAGCCAAAAAATACAAAGCTCACATTCAATTGATACCCATGCCAGATCAATTAAAAACACAATATCAAAGTTACACCTGTGCGGACAATAGTCTTTTAAATACTCACGTGAACATCCAATACAAAAACATAAAGGAATACATTGAACATGACTGTAACTAGATCTGAAGGCAAAGTGGACAAAGGTTGGGGCTATGAATTGATATGGGCCACCAATGATCAGTACTGTGGAAAAATACTGGTGTTCACCAAAGCCGGCAACAAATGTTCATTGCATTTTCACAAAATCAAAGATGAAACTTGGTTTGTGAATGCAGGAAAATTTTTGGTGCGTTGGATAGACACCAAAGATGGTAAAATTTATCAAAAAGAACTGCTGGAAGGACACACTTGGAGAAATCCTCCTTTGCAACCTCATCAATTGGAAGCAGTGTTGGACAACAGTTCAATCACAGAAGTTTCCACTGCAGACAGCGTGGAAGACAATTACAGAATAGTGCCAGGAGACAGTCAAAAAATTGTTACGCCTGAGCTTCACCCCAACGTAAAATAACAGATCCGTTCACTGCTGTGCCTGATATCTTGTAGATATTGATGGCCAGCACGTCTGGACCATTGGGGAACGTGCCTCTGCCACCTATGGCAGTGGTGGTCAATTCTTTCAATGCATCCAAACTTAATGCGTTCAATGCACCTGGTTGTACCAAGAATGAGAATACCTGTTCACCTGGCAGTGCAAACTGTGGATCTCCAAACTGGAATGTCACTGTGCCAGCTGCTGACACAGAAGTGCTCAGTGTCTGTGTGAATGTGGCTCTGATCACAGTGGTAGTACCCAATCTTCTAGTGCTCACAGCACTCACAGAAGTGTTGGCTGGAAATTGAGTGAATGCAGTGGCCACTCTGGTACCGTTGGCAGCACCTGAGTTGTTCCAAGTGGCCTGTGTGAAAAATATAAAGTTACCTGCGTATGAAGCACCAGTGCCTGATGCAGTCACAGTGGTGCTGGTATTGGTATTCACTGTCTGTGTGGCATTGGCAGCTGAACTCATCACAATTCTGGTGTAATTCACACCATTCACTCGGGCGTAGGTAGAGGTTATACCAGCAACTGTCTGACTGCTGATCACATAGGTACTCACAAGCAACACATCACCCAATGTGATATTGGATGTGGTTGCGTTTGTGTCAGTGATTAAAAAGTCTGTTCTACCGTTCACATAAGCACTGGCATAGTTCACTGAGATGCTGTTCTGCACCGGTGCCACGATGTTGACACCTATAGGACTGTTGGCGTTGGCCACTGAACTCATCACTATCCTTGTAAAACCAGATCCCAAATAAGCACGAGTGATGGTGGATATGGTTTGACCCGTGGTCACATAAGTGCCCACCACTATTCTGTCTCCCACTCTCAAAGGAGTACTGGTTAGTGCATCATAGGCTGCATTGGTGATGAAGAAATCATTGTTGACAGTTCTAAATGCTTGGGTTCTGAATCCTGAGTTGGCAATGGCTGTCAAATTCTGTGTGACAGTGGTGAATCCTATGGCAGTGACAGTGGTGGTCAATGCACCTTGTATGGTGGCAGTGGTGGTGGTCAGTGGCACTCCTCCCCAGTTGATGGATCCTCCCAAAGCTATCTGTGCAAAACTGGGCTGTCCTCCTGCAGCAGAGCTGGCCAAGCCAGTCCAGGTGATATTGGAAGGATTGGCTGGATAATTTCTTGGATTCAATACTCCCTCTATAACCACAGTGCCTGTGCCTGTGTCTGTGGTCACTGCCACTTCATTCAACAGCAATTGTGCTCTGTTTAACAGATCTCGCTCACCCAAATCTCCCACAAGTGCGTTGGAAACTGATGGAGCCAGTCTGATCATGAATGCTGTTTGTTTGGCAGTGCTCACACTCAATCCTGTGGCAGCATAGTTGAAAATATATCCTCGGTCTTCATCAAATAATCCGTCGGTTAATAATGCCGATCCCCAGTGACTGATGGTGGGAGTGGCTGTGCAACTGATCAGTGTGACTCCCGTACCTGCTGTGTGTGATGCTGCCACGCCAGCTGTGTATAATCTGTTGATACCTGCTGTGAATGATTGGAACGTGGCTGCTCTGGTACATCCTGTCAAAGATCTGCCTGATTTTCCATTGTAGGATATCATTTCATTGTCCACATAGATCACACCGTTGGTGGGAAATTTACTGGTATCATATAATTCTACAGTGGTGACTGAATCATTGATGCTGGTGTACAGTTTGTTCACTGCTGTGCGATTTTCCACTTCATATCTCACAGGAAGGTTGGCAGTACGCATGTATGCTTCGGTGTTGGTATTGGAGTTTCTTATCTTGTGTAAGAACACAAATTTACCATCAGCACCTCGCAGCATCCATTCAATAAATCCTGCTGCATACCATGAATACTGCATGCCCAACATCTGCATGCGCCATGGCAATATGTCATATCCGCTGGGTCCTGTGCCATCTAATTTGTCTAAATTCCATTGACTTTGTGGAAGGTATAATTCTTCGGTGATACACACTCTGGCTCCGGTGATATTGTTGGCACCTCGCCAGTCTGGAGTCACAAACATCTGAGACTGAGATGTGATCTGAGTGACCAAGTGACTCATGCCTCTGATCACAATTTTATCTCCTTCTTTTAACTGATCTTGGAATCTTGTGCCTGTGCCTTGCACAGCATTACTGTCCACATTGCAAGCCACAACTCCAGTCAATTGATTGGTGCTGCTTCTGCGTACCACGGCCATTTCATTGCCATCATATTGATAAAATATTCCATTCTGTTCATCAAAAGCTCCAATACGCACACAACTTCCGTGCCAACGTTTGAGAATCATTTTGCAATCAGTGCCCAACTGCGCTGTGGTAGTACTGAGTACCACTGCTGATCTGGCAGTGAATCTGCGTGCATCTATCACACTCTCCACAGTGAATTCACCATTGTATTCAAAACTCACAAAGCCTATGGTTTCTACCACAGCACCTGCTTGCACTCCGTGGTCTGTGTCATCTGTCACAAAAGTAATGAGACTGTTCACTGCTGTGCCAGAAGCTGTGGCTCCTGACAAGTTGTAACTGGGAGCAAATAAACCTCCAGTGGTATACATGATGCCTTTGCCTGATTGATATCTGATATATTTCTTGCTCTGTCTGATGGCCTGTGATCCATGACTGGGATTTCCTGTGCCCAACTGTACTCCACCATCAAATGGTCTATGCACAAAGAATGAATCTGGTCTGGCATATACCACTCCTGTGACGGAACTGTTGGTGGTGTTCACAATGCCTGTGGTTCTAGCCACAAATCTTATAGTTGAACGGCTGGGCACTGCAGATACCACATGTGGACCTGTGCCCAATTGATGATTGGCTGAAGTTAAATTTATTTCCAAAGCAGTGGTGCTTTGATTTGTGAGCACAAATCTGCCAAAACCTTGACCTGTGTAAAAACTATAGGCCAATGAATCCCAAGTGGATGATGCGGCCAATGTTCTTGCAGTGAATGATCCTGTTTCACCAGTGAATGAAGTGAGAGCATCAGTGGTACCTGTGGCAGTGATCAAAAATACATCATCGCCGTAAATTATTTCATTCCATGTGCTGCTGCTGGGCAGAGTGCTCAGTGTCCAAGTGGTTCCGTTGGTGGAAAATGCTGCGTTAGTGCTGCCGGAGCTGATGGCCACAAACCTGTTGTTACCGTATGAAATTCCACTCCATGTGGCTGAAGCTGGCAATGCTCCTGTGGCAATCCAGTTGGCTCCACCATCTGGTGAATAATTAGCAGCAGTGCCACCTGAAGCCACTGCCACGAAATATGTGGAAGTTCCTATCAATCCTGCTGCCACACCAGTCCAGGTGCCGCTGCTGGCTAGAGTGCTGGATACCCAGTTGACTCCACCGTCAGTGCTGTATGCTGCCGCAGTGCCTCCAGTGGACACAGCCACAAATCTTCCGTCTCCGTAGGTTACCTTGCTCCAGTTGGCACTGCTGGGCATCAATGTGCTGGCAATACTCCAGCTGACCCCACCATTCACTGACCAAGCAGCAGTGGTGCTGCCACTGGCGATGGCCACCCAATAAGTTGTGACACCCACTTGACCAGCTGCTATTGAAATCCATGAAACCGATGAAGGCAATACTCCACCTGCTGCCCACGTTTGTCCATTGGTTGAACGCTGTGTTGCTGTGGATCCTGCTCTTATGGCCACAAATATACCTTCTGATCCAGCCACTGCCCATGTGCCACTGCCCACAGAAAAAGTTCTTGAGGTGGATGCCAGTTCTGGTGCGGGTTGAGAAGTGACCTGACTCAATATTGTTGTGCCTGGAACCAATCCGTGCGGAGCTTGAAAATCCACTTGGAAAGTGGCAATGGCTCCCACGTTCAATGCAGTGCCAGCAGGTATGTTGCCTGTGATAGGTTCGCTGATGGCCATGGTGGGATAAACAGTGATGGAATCTCCTGCATAACCTAAACCACTGATAGAGATAGTATCTATGACACCTCCACCGGTGATACCAGTCACTGTGATAGTGGCATCGTTGGCAGTGGTTGCTCCATCAAGAGTGGTGCCCAACACTGTGATCACGTTGCCTTGCTCATACAATGTGCCTGCTTGGTTGATGGTGGCTGAATATGTGCCTGTGGTTCTAGTGATATTAAATTCTGCTCCACTGCCTAGATGCGCCACGTTGGCAGCTGATGTACCGCTGTAGGTTTGGTTTCCCGAAGCTCCCACTGGTGAGCCCACCACAGTATAGGTAATGATATCTCCTGTACCAGTCACACTGGCCACTTCTAAAACAATGTCATTGGCTGGTGATGCACCACCAAATAAAGTACCTGCAAATGTGACTTGTTCAGTCACAATATAAGCAGTGCCTGCAGCTACCAAACTGATAGAGTATGTGCCAGTGCCACCCGTTCTAGTGACGTTGATTTGAAATCCTGTGCCAGTGCCTGTGGTACTGGTTTGTCCTATGCTGGAGTAGGTAGCACCACCCAATATGGAAGTGCCAGCGAATGTGAATGAATCAATATCTCCACCTGTGCCTGCAGCAGTGATCAAAATATTCACATCGTTGGCTGGTGTGGCACCACCCAGTGCAGTACCTAATATTTTTAATCTGTCACCTTGTTGATAATTGTATGGTGTAGGTGATGCTCCTGGAGTTTGCACCAAAGTGTACACACCAGCACTGCGAGTCACATCAAACTGAGCTCCTTGGCCTGCTGGAGCCACCACTGTGCCTGACACAGCAGTGTTGGTGTTGTTGCTGCCTTTGAATGCTGTGCCCAATTGATTGCTCAAAGATAATTGACTGCCCGCTATGGTGTTGATGGTGGAAGCTGTGCCACCCACATCCAAAGCCATACCGGTCTGAATGCCTGTCAAATTGGTCAAACTTATTAGAGTGTCAGTGACCAGAGTGTTCAACAACACATTGGTTGTGACTGAAGCTGATCCCACTGTGCCTGACACACTGGTACCTACGGGAATGGTTACTGGACCTGTCACAGGGGAACCCACAGTGGGTGCTGATCCTATGTACACAAATGTGGTTGCTCCTGTGGTGGCCAATAATGCAGTGACCACGCTGAGTGTGGTGCCGTTGGTGAATACTGAAAAACTGGGCTGACCTATAGCAGCACCTGTGAAAAACTGAGCCTGACGTATCTGTATGAATGAAGTCAATAAATTTTCTCCATTGGTGGTACCCACCTTGGCACTGGCGTAATAGGTAAAACTCACAGAACTAGGTACGCTGTAAACCAAAAAAGATCCTTCTGCTCTAGCAAATCCACTCACTGTGTTGTTCAATCCTTTCACAGTGATGGGTTGACCCACAGTGAATCCATGCACTCCTGACGTGAGCACTGTGATGAATGAACTTCCAAAAAATCCTGTGTTCACTGATGCATCAGTGGTACAACTCAAAACAGTCAAATCACTGCCGGGTATTTCATATGTGGAGGGGTACATTCTCAACGTACCCAACGCTTGCCATTTGGTTGGCTGTAATCCATATTCAAAGTCAGCATCCAACATGGCCTGTGGTGCTGCCACACGCATACGTTCAATGGCATCTGTGCCGAATTCCCAAGGTCTAATCTGTGTGCTGGCTTCTTCCACAAAAAATTGTATGTTGGCTGAAGCTGTGAGTGTGCTGGTGTCTGCACTCAAATCTATGGTGGTGATAGAATCACTGACCTGCCACCAACTGGGAAAATCTAAATCACTTAACAAATTGCCGTCACCGCTGCTGCGTCCTTGTTTGTAAGTGACTCTAATCGAATTGGCTGGATCTGCAAAGCTGTAAAGAATATTACCTGAATCCACATCAGTAATCAACAGTATGGATGATGCATCAATTTGTCCTGCCAGTCTGATGGAAGATACTCCAGAAACTTTGGCTGGCATTGCACTGGGACCATTGGTAATAACTGTGCTGAAAATATTCCACAATGCAGTGTTGGCAGTGGGCCCATCACTTTCTGTACTAATACCTGCTGGAAATACCTGAGGTGTGGTATTGCCGTAGGTAGGACTCACTGGAGTCTTGGTCAGTATGTATTGATTGATAATATTACGCAGATATGCTTGACCAGTGGTTTCAGGTGTGACATCTCCTCGGATTTGAGGTTCTCCATCTATCCAAAAATAATCTGCCACTTGTCGTGATTTAACATTACCGCCATATCGCAAATCGTGTGTGACTGCGTCTATGAAATATCCCACGTCTCTGATACATTTTTGTGAAGCATAGGTATAACCCACATAGGGTGCTATGCTGTTGGCAATATTATAATTGATAAACGCCACAACCTGTTGTTGTAAAAATGCTTTGTTGGCCAAAACCAGTGCGGCAGCATTGGTGTATAAACCATCATCTTTGCCGATGCCTGGTTCAAATATAAAATTTTTTAACTGTTTTTTAGCCATTTTTCACAGAGTTATGTTTAGACATTGTATTTACCTATGCTCCCAAGGCCACAGCAAAAGCCACAGCAGTACGATCCACATAGTCTTTTCTAGTGATATTGGCTGCTGCAGTGGGAGTGTTGACCACAGTGCCGCTGATGAATGCAGCAGTGCTGGCCACAGTCAATCCTATGGTGGTGTTGTTGATGATGGTATTTTTCACAGGCAAATTAGAACCAGTTGCATCAATTCTACCCACTTCCACGCTTTGACTGCCAGTTTTAAAAATCACATCACCCAAAGGTTCAACGAAAAGATCGCTGAGAGTGCTGCCATCGTCCACACTGGTGATACTGTTGGTGATCAATGAGTTGTTGGTTTGAATGTTGTTCTGTACTAATAAATTTTGACCTATGTTGACATTGCTGTTGAATATGCTGTCGTTGTTGACTCGTAAATTGTTTTGAATAGACACTCCTCCTGACACAACTAGAGCAGCAGAAATCAGTGAATCAGCAGCACTGGTGTCAGTGATGTTCACAGTGTCATTGAACACTGCAGCACCATCCAATGCAAAAGTACCTTGTAATTCAGTGGTGTCAGTGACCACTAAATCTGTCAAGGTGCTAATACCTGCAGCAGTGATATCATTGGCCGTGATGTTATTGACTACAATATTATTGGCCACAAGATTGCCAGCAGCATTCACACTGAATGAAGGGCTTTGAAAGCCATACAACGATTTAAATGGATTATTGACTACTGGCATAAATGTCTAATTTTTAGTGTATTTATCTAAGGCCAGCTGGTATTTCAGCGTGTGATAGGATTCAAAGTTTCAAAATAGGTGGCTTGAAATATGCATTTGGAACCACTGTATACAGTGCTGTCAGCGCCTTGTGCTGCAGTGGCTCTCAGTTCCACATATGAGTCATTCACTGTGGCTGTGAGATTGATCAGTTCATTGCCAAGATTTCCACGACCATAGATGGTCACTGTGGCAGTGTTTGGCCCACCCACCAGCAAACATCTTATGATTTCTTTGTTGTTGGTATCATAGTCCACCATTATGGTGTATTCAGCAGCTGACACAGATGTGAATTGCCATCTGTCTATGAGGGTGTCTGTTTGCACAGTGGTAAAAGGTCCTCCCACTGAAAAATTTAAACCATTTTTCAACAGTAGAGTATTCTTTACACCCTTGCCAAACAAGTTGTTTACATTGAACATGTGTGTATTTACCTATGAATTGAGTTATTTTTTATTCTTTTTATAGCCGTGTTTGATCATGCTGTTCACTGATTGCACAATTCTATTCTCCACCTCTGTGTCCATTTGCATGGCATCTTCGTTGGCTCTATCTGCATATTCGTCCATGGTGATACGTATGGGACTGTAAATTCTGCTGTCCTTATTCATGTCAATGATATCAAATTTATTGTTGTCTGGATAGGAAACATTTTGTGGAAAAGTGGATCCAAACACCACTGTGGCAGTTTTATCAAACGCATTGGCTAGATGTTGTCCTAGACTGTCACAACCTAAAAAATGGTCGCACATTTTGATCACAGCGCTCCATATTCTCACATGAACTCCTTGAGGTGCAGCAATGGGAAAGTTAATTTGATATTTGGCAAAATCAATGGCAAATTCTGACATCAACATAATTCCATACTGTTTGCCCAACTGACGTATTAAACTCATAGTGTTTTCCATTTCAAAACTTCTACCACTCACATCTATTAATTCTTCATTGTCTTTTTTAGACACACGACCAAATGGCTGAAACACAATAACTTTTTCTTTTTTAGTTTTTTCTTTCACTTCGTTAATCATTTGTCTGGCCATAATCAATTCTTCTTTAGACAAATATACTTTGGGAATTTCTAATTTTCTTATGCCTTTTTTATTGATTTCAATGTCATATGCTTGAGCTATACCGCATTTTTGATTGTAGTATTCCCAAACTCTGTAAGGCTCAGGAGTGATCAATTGTCTATTTTTTAGATATTCATTGAATAAATTCTTATGCCATACATCATAAGCTCTAAAATGAAGTTTAGGATGTCCTTTGTAAAAATCAGTGCCTCCTTCGCACACAATAATAAAATCATCATTGGGGTTATCATTGGCATAATTTTCCAATGCAGACACAGAACACAGAGTTCTACCTGCCCCACCATTTATAAAAAACGCTTTGTCCATATTAATTGTTTGGTACGTGTAGTAGTTTGCCCTGTTCAGGCAAATAAAGATATTCAATTTGAGAATTTTCTAAAGTTCTCACAGCATCATCCAATGTCTCTACCAAAGGTTCACCGCCCAAATTAAATGAAGTGTTGAACAGTATTGGTATGCCTGTTTCTTTTTTAAATTCTTTTATAAGTTCATAATAGTGTTTATTTTGTTTCTCCGTGACTGTTTGTATTCTACAAGTGCCATCCACATGTATAATTGAAGGAATTTTTTCTGCTACGCCTGCTTTACAATTCACAGCATACATCATGAACGGAGAATCATTCATACCCTGCAAATCAAACCATTCATGCACATCTTCTTGTAGCACAGTGCCAGCAAATGGCCTAAAATATTCTCTTTTCTTAACACCATTGACAAAATCTTTACCATCCACAAACGTTGGATCAAACAATATGGATCTATTGCCCAAAGCTCTAGGACCATTTTCTGATCTACCTTGAAACACGGCCACAATGTTTTTTGATCTTAACAGCTTAATAATGTCTTTGTGTGTAGCATCTAACATTTTAATTTTATTGTTATCTTTAATTCTTGCTTCAATGTCAGAAATATTATAATCTCTTTTGGGACCTAGATATAATGTGTCATGTGTTTTGGGATTTTTGTCAGCAAATATTTGATGATAAAACATCAATGCTGCGCCCATTGCTGTGCCAGCGTCATTAGATATTGGTTCCACATACAACTCAATACCTTCTTCTTTCAAATGTTCTAGATAATAATAGTTGGCCACACAATTTAATCCATATCCTCCTGACAACACCACTCTCTTATTGTTGCTCATGGCCACTGCTTTGCGAATTAATTTTAAAACTTGTGCTTGAGTTTGTGTTTGGCAAGCATAAGCTAGATCTCTACGATTTTTCAGTTTGGTTACATCATCATAGGTTTCTCCCACAGGGTCTTGCAAAAATTCAAACAACTGTCCGTTCACCAAAGCAGCATTAGGATATGTGGGCAAGATAAGATTTCTGTTTGAAAGTTCTGTGAGGCTGTCTGTTTCAAATAACTGCGGAATTTTATCATTAATTTCACCATAAGGAAATAAACCCATAGTCTTGCCAGCTTCAATAGGCATAAAACCACAGTATTGAGTAACTGCTTCATACACTTTTACTATGCCAGCTCGATCGCTGAACACTGCTTCGTGTGTTTGACCAGCTTCATCTGTAATCTCTGAAGGAAAATTTTTTAGTATTGCTCCCAGCACAGGTTCTCTAGTACCATAATGTTTGTACAATGATTTAAATTTGGCTGGATATGCACAATCTATGATTGACTCTACTTCCCATACAGTGATAGGACCTTGCATACTGTTATTAATGCCAATGAATGTGCCAGCTCCATCCACTATCACACTTACAGCATTGTCCCAGCCTGACCTGTAAAAAGCACATGCTGCGTGCAATTTGTGATGCACATGACTGAGATCAATCACCTGCGGATGATTCATCACATCTGCTTTGCGATCTATCAAACCTAATTTTCGCGCTAATCCAGTGTACACATCATCTCCAGTGAAATCAATTCTACCTGCTGTGTCTTTGACTTTTTGTGTGTGTGCAATCACGAGATAATCTATTTTGTCAGTGTGTTTGAGTATTTCCACCATGGAAGCAAAAGGTCCACCATCGTATTTGGCTCTACTTAATCGTTCTTCTTCAATGGAAAAAACCACTTGACCATCCTTGAGTAAACACACTCCGCTGTTGTGTCCACGTGCAATGGCAGCAATATATCCTGACATTTTATTTGTCATCTTTATTTCTTCCCATGATGGTGTTGATGGCAAACTCCTCAATGTCCTCATTCATGGACATCAATATTTCATTTTTGCGTGTGATTCTTTCATCCATGGTTATTCTAATAGGGTCGTATTCCCTTTCTATTTCTCCCATGTCCATGATATTAAAATATTCACAATCAGGATAACTGGTATTGATGGGATAGGTAGGACCCAATACCACTGTGGTAGGTGTGCCCACAATGTAGGCCAAATGCTGTCCCACACTGTCACATCCGAAAAAGTGATCTGCATGTTTGATCACTGAAGTCCACTGTCTGAGATTCAATCCTTCAGGCATGGCCACTTCATCTGAGTATTTTTGATCTTTTAACTCCAATCCAAACTCAGACATGAGTATCACAGCAAAGCCTTCTTTTTGCAGTTTGCCAATCAATTTTTTCACGTCTTTGTACTCAAAACTGCGTCCAGTTTTATCAATAAGAGTCTTGTCAATATGTTCTATGCCTCGGCCGAATGGTTGAAACACAATGGTTTTTTCTTTTTTAATTTTTGTTTTGATCTCATCTATTACTTTTTGTCCTTGTGCAATCTCTTCTTTGCTGAGTATCACAGTGGGTTTAGGCAATACTCTCACACCTTTGTTGTTGATCAAGATATCAAATGCTTGTGAAAGATTACATTTTTGATTGTAGTACTCCCAAACTCTGTAAGGCTCCAAACTCACCACATCTCTGCTCTGCAGTTTGGAATGAAATAAATTTTTATGAAAAATATCGTAGGTTTTTTGATCCAATAAAGGATGACCTTTGAGTATGTCCACTGCTCCTTCACAGATTACCAAAAAATCTTTGTCTCCTGATTCTTCTGCATATTTTTCCAGTGCAGGAATAGCACATAGTATTCTACCTATGCCACCATTGAGAAAAAATGCTTTGGATCTATTCATATGCGATATTCAATACTGTGATTACACAGTATTATATATCAGCTGTGACGTGTGGGTGAATTATTCTTGATTTAGTAGATTGGCACAGGTAATGTGAATGGAATTTTCCAGTGTTTTACGTTGGCATATTTGGTTGGTAAATTTTGTAGCCAAGTGCGATAAGTTTCTAATTGTTCGCGTGCTTCTTCAGTCAATGTTTCATTATTTTCCAAAGCATTGGTGATATTAGTGATTTGTAATTGCATGCTCTGCATAAAACTATCTCTGGTTAATGCATGAACTCTAAATCTAGGTCTTACAAAAGAGCCGTTAACAAATTTTAAATCTATATTATAATACTGTTGAGCTATCATGCCTGTGTTGTCATCCCAACCATAAGTCCAAGTTTCTGCAGTGCCTTCAGCATTGGTGGTAGGCAAAGTTTCTGTGTAATTTTCAGTTATTCCGGTATTGTACAGACCAGTAAGGTACGCTGCTTCAAAGGTATAAGTGTTAGCATCTAAAATATGATAGGTTTTTCCTGTTTCCAAAGGTACATTTAACTGATTCATTTCATCCATGGTGTCAGCTCCACTCACTACTCTTTCTACATAACTGGTTGCTGAATCAACTGTAATTTTTAAATATCTAGGGCCAACATAAGTGGCAGGATGTGATTTGTTAAGTGCAGTGGTATCTAAATAAGGCTCATCTGCCAAAGGTATTGTAAAATTTTTAGTTATCATATTTTATTCCTTGTTACTATTTAGTGTATTTATCAACATATCCTATTAAGAAGCAATAAATCTGATACGCATGCCGCCCCAGCCGCCTCTGATTCCGTGATCTCTCACGTCTGGACATGGTTGTGGAGGTAATCCACCTGCGCCTATGGGTAAAAATGGTGAACAGCCTTGCATCTCATAACATCCGCAGGATCTGTCTGATCTCCAACAATAGCTGTTGAAAGATCCTCTGGTGGGCTGTTTGTTTACTCCTGCCAACGCTCCAAGATAATTGGGCAATTGACTGCCTGACATGCCTGAGTTGTGTATACCACCATCCTGTGTTTGAAAACTCACTCTGGCTCCTTTTTCTGCAAACGTGTAAGCTGGCAGAGGTGCATGGTGAATGGTTTGACAAGGACAAGTGGGATAACAACCTAAGAAAGATGTACAGCCTATGGTGCCGCAGCAGTTGATGTCACCGCCGTAGGCCAGTGCTTCCCAACCACCTGAGCAATGATTGCACACAATACCGCAGTTGTCGTTGATGGGTCCGAATCTACAAAATCCGTTGGCTCCAAAGCAACAGAACATGCTGGTGCTGGTGCTGCAGAAACTGGTTCCACCTCGGCCACCTCTAGCACACATACAACCGTTGGAAGCAGTGCTGGTCCAACACACTGTGCTGGGATCACCACAACCTGAAAAACATAAATCGTGTGCATATCTGGGAAAGCCCACACAGCCACACACAAAGTTGGCAGTGGTCACTTCAAAAGATTTTCTAGAATATCCACCCGCATTGCCTGGCAGTCCTCCACCACAACAACACATACGAGAACCTGATCCACCCGAACCCCATATTTCCACAATGGCACAGCCTGAAGCTGGTGGCTTCCAACAGAAGCCGTTGCAGAATTGTGTGTAGAATGTGCCAGGTGAGAATGCATAGATCACGCCCTGTTCAAGGTTGTTCTCAGTCACTGAGTAGGTAGTTCTGCTTGATAATATACTTTTTAATCCTGGCATTAGTTTAACCCCAAATATCCTGTTCCTACGTATTTAATTCTAATTATACCATGACCACCTCGGTAGGCATGATCTCTCACATCTGGACATGGATGTGGTGGTGGTCCACCATGACCAGGAGGCACAAACGCTATGCAACCGTTCATATTGTAACAACCGCAATATCTATGTCCAGTCCAACAGGCTGAATAGTTTCCGCCCATGGTAGGGTTACGACTGGTGAGTCCCAAAGTGTGAATGTATCCATAAACAGATCCACCGCTCCAGTTGTAGGCTCCATTGTCCGTATCATTGGTGTAGGTGATCCATGCTCCACAATCTGCATACTGCTTGGGTGGAGTTCTCATGTGATACCAAGTGGCACAAGGACATGTTGGCAAACAACCAAAGAAACTCACACAACTGAATCCGCCAGCCATGTTGCAGTCTCCGCCATATGCTTGTGCTTGGTGAATGGCACAGCCTGGTCCTCTGTAGTTGCACACAATACCGCAGTTGTCGCCAGCACATTTGGTGGTGCAAAACCCACCTGCTGTGAAACAACAGTAAGCAGATGGAGTGGTAGAACAATAACTGTATCCACCTTGACCACCTTCAGCACACATACATCCTGTGGTGCCGTTGCCTTGCCAGCAGATACCTGTGCTTTCAGATCTGCCTCTGTAACATAAATCGTCTGAGTTGCCGCAACTTAATCCCACGTTGCCTCTGATACAACAGCCCACTGTGACTGAAACTGTTTTGCTGGAATAAGCACCTGGATTGCCAGGTAATCCATATCCACAGCAGCACATTTTGGCTCCTGATCCACCAGCACCCCATATCTCAATGGTAGCTGTGCCTGTGCCTGGTGATCTCCAACACACACCACAACAGAAGTTGGTGCCCACTGCTGTGCCGGGATTAAAAGCCCATATTCTGCCTTCTTCGGTGTTTGATTCCAAACCTTGCAGCTGGAAGTCTAATTTTGTTTCTAATAATGATCTCAGTGTTGGCATATGATTATCCTGCTATCCATTTGATTCTGATTGCTCCCATACCACCTCGATGTGCGTGATCTCTCACCCCTGGACATGGATGTGGTCCTGTGCCTGGAAATCCTGGTGGCAATAAATGTTGACATCCTTCATTTTCATAACATCCGCAGTTGCCTGAAAATCCCCAACAGGTAGCAAAAGGAGCTCCCATTTGAGGCCATCTGCTGGCAGCTGCCAATGCTTGACTGTACTGGCCTCTGCCTTGGCCTGACCAGTTGGCAAAACCATTGCCGTCGTCACTGTTGTGACTCACTACCACTCCGCATTTGGCGTAGTATCCATGTGGACTTTGCAAGTGAAAATTTGTGGCACACGGACATGATGATCCTGAAGTTCCTAAGTAACTCACACAACTGAATCCGCCTGGACAGTTTAAATCTCCACCGTATGACTGAGCACACCATCCACCTGAACAACATTTGTTGCAAATAATTCCGCAATCACCGTTCACACCCAAAGTGTGATAGAATCCAGCACTTGCCCAACAACAGTAGGCATTGGTGCCTGTGCTGCAATAAGTGACTCCGCCTCGGCCACCTTGAGCACACACGCAACCTTGTCCTGCGCCGGTGCCTTGAGGATAATAAGTTACGCCTGTGGCATCCGAACATCCTCTAAAACAAAGTGCGCTTGAATTGCCGCATGACTGTCCTATCTGTCCACAAATATATCCGCAACAGTCCAACACCACAGTCTTCTTGGCATAAGCTCCTGGATTGCCTGGCAAACCAAATCCACAGCAGCACATTTGGGCAGTTGAACCACCTGCTCCCCAAATTTCAATTATGGCTGTGCCTGATTGACAGGGTTTGAAACAGATACCGTTATTGAAAATTTCAAAAGTTGCGCCAGTTTGGAAGTGAAATATTTGTCCAGATTCCACATTGGTTTCTGTCACTTGTGGAAAGTTGTTGTTCTTGGTCGCTGTTAAGTTTTTTAAACTTGCCATACTTTCAAATCCTTTTTGATCTATTGTGCTGTGTGAATTGTGTTCAATTACACTGCGCCAACGATCCAACCAGTGCCCGCGCCTGTGTAAATCAAAGTTACGATTGCTTGGTTCAAGTCAATTGTTAAATTGTCAGCTGCTCCGTTGATCAATGCACCGTTTCTAGCCACTGTGATGTTGTTGGTAGCTGCGCTATTGCCAACATCTATGATTTGAATGGTGTCGTTGTCCAACAAACTGGTGCTGAGTGGTAAAGTGATAGTGAAAGCCCCTGCAGATGAGTTGGCTAAAATTCTATCATTCACAACTGCTTGATACGTGGTCGTAACGCTTCTGATCACTATGCCAGCGGTTCCGGTTGTTGATATGTATCTTCCCATGTTTTAGTCCTTATGTTTGCTTGTATTTATGCTAATACTGGTATTATTACAGCGTTGATGTTTCAATGCCGTAAACAACCACACTAGCGTTGCCCCCTGATGCGTATGCCACTAATCTTTGGCCTGCTGCCAATACCAAACCAGTTCTTTCCAGAACTCCTTTGGATAGCACTTCCACATCGTATTCAATCCATTCAGATCCGTTTGCGTTTGGTGTGTCTGCTAGAGCCACAGCCAATCTAAAGGTCTGAGCCTGATTGCCTCGATTAAGGAAGTTCACAGCAACCACTGCAAACGTATCAGCTGGACAAAGGTACACTGTGTTCAAAGAGCCAGCGGTTAAATTCGCTGCTCCCAATCTTCCTGTTGCCATTTACTGTTCTCCTTTTGTTATACTCTTGTTATCCTTGTAGGAACAAGCCCAATGCTACGGGTGTTCCTCTTATTCCTGCTGTGAAATTCACAGGGGAATCAAAGTTTATTGTCACTCCAGTGGTGGTTTCAATGATATTACTGTATATCGTGATTAAACCTGCAGTGATCTGGTTCACGTTCAAACTGCTGGCTCCACCACCGATCTGACTAGATATATATGTTCTAATCGCTCTCTGAGTGGGCACAATTTGGTCACTGTTGGCTGCCATTGTACCATCTGTGGAGAATTCATTGATGGAAGCACTGGTGCCTCCCAATACCAATTCACCCAACTGAAGTTCTTGTAATCCTGATATGTTGAACGCATCTGCATTCAATGTGGCGATACCTGTGCTCTGTTCTACCGAGAACAGATCTCCCACTCGGAAGTTACCGTCCTGATCCGTGCTGGTAAAGAACACTCTACCTCCACCGCCTTCCACAGTTTCTTTTTCTGAGTCTGCTGGGATCAAAGGTATGCCTGGATAATTGGTTGTGGTGAAATTACCCGTGCCAATGTCTAAGAAGTCATGACCTGTCAATCTAATCTGTGAATATCTAATTTTTATTGTGATTGTATCACCATGTGCGGGAGCTTCTCCCACTGCTATTTCTGGACTCACTTGCAACAATGCAGTGAATGGATATTGTGTGCCCAAAAGATTCTGCACAGTGACCAGTTTGTAATAATTGCCTGGCAGAGATGCAAACTCCACATTGGAACCTGCCTGAGGCACTTGACTCAATCCTTGAACTTGTATGAAACTGCCGCTCTGTAAACTGTTTCTAAATCCAGCAAATTCTGTCACTGTGCCAGCTGACGCCACATAGACACCATAATTTGTTGTGTCCAACGGTATTGTGAGTGCTTGATCCACATACAGTGCAAAAGTGGTTGGAGTCAATACATCCACATAATACCATATGCCGCTGTTGATTTGGAACATGCCCGCCACGTTGGCAAAAGTTACTTTTTTACCATCTGTATATGTGTGTGCTGTGAGGGTGGTAACCACACCTGGGTTAGCATTGGTGATGCCTGACACAGTTCGTTGCACACCAGTTTCTGTGATGGTGGTAACTGCTGTGAGGTATGAAAGTCCTCGGTTGGTAAATGTGGGTTGACCCAAAGCTCCGTCACCAATGAATACTTGCACTGGTGCTTCCACTGTGTTGCTGGGATCCACAATGGTCACTGTGGGAGTGGACACATAGCCTGAACCTGGTTCAATAATTCTGATAGAAGATATTTTTTCAGTGGTCACCACTGCTCTAGCAATGGCAGTAACTCCTGACGGAGATGCACTGACAACGATGCGCGGAGCATATTCATATTTGGTGGTTCCGTCCAATACAGGTTCTACCACTCTCACTGTCATGGTGCCTGCTGCAGTTGAAAGTGTGACTGCTGATCCACCTAAGCTGGTGCTAACTTTGAATTGCGTGGCGCCTGTGATATTGACCACATAGTATTGAGTGTATGGATTTATGCCACCAAATGTGGTGCCATCAAACTGCACTGATGCGCCCACATACAATGCTGCATTGGATGCACAAGTGATCAAGTCAGTGGTCACTGTGGTGTTGGTGCAAGTGGTGTTCACTAGATAATCCCATCCTGCTTTGTGTAAGGTCATGGTGCCTGCAGCGTCTGATGTGACATCAAACACAGTGCCACCTGGTGTGGTGCTGATGGTAAATGTGGTTCCAGTGGGTTTGGCCAGCACATAATAAATGGTTGGGTTGGTAGCAGTGGTGGTCACTCCACCAAATGCTGTGCCGCTGAACATGATTGGCATGTTAACGTCTAATGTGCTGCTGTCAGCACAGGTGAATCTATCATTTGACGCTGTGGCAGCTGTGACTGATAGTGTGGTAAAAGAAGGTCTGGCCACTTTGGTGGCTTTGGTTCCTGCATTGAATCCCACT